CCATAGTGGCCCTCCAGCCTTTTGATTTCGTCACCAATATAAAAGATCGCCTTCTTTAAATCTTCTATATGCTTGTCTTCATTCTTTAGTCCTGCTCGCCACAGGTATTTAATGGCGTTCCCTATATTATAGTTCCTATGGCGCACAATGTCAATACACTCTACCCCGCTAGGATCGCTTGTGTAGTGGCTTGGGTGGTTTACCATATCGTTCATTTCTTAATTCCAAACTTTTTCATCTGTCGGTAAATAATTTGCAAACTAACATTACATTCCTTGGCAACCTCTTCTGGAGTCTTCTTGTCCATATGAAGACGCTTTCTTAGGTATGCCTCTGAATGATGCAGAGAACTTCCTCTAGGCATATTTTAGAACACCTTCTTCCAGTTGTCAATACAGTATGCTCCTATTGCAATAGCATCTGCAACATCGTCATCATCAATATGTAATCCAAATCTATCATTAACAAACTTAATTGTTCTTTGCTTTCTAAACAATCTTTCCTGAGACTTATACCAAGACTCTGACTTACCAGGAGTCCTTTGCCTAATCGTCTTTTTCTCTTCGTTTGTTAAACGCTTGTTGCCTGACCAGTTTTGCCATACCATGGGTACTACGCTTGCCATATGGTCTACCCCCGTCAATGCGGCAGCAGAAACAATTGCGCCATGGCTCATTGCCAAGTTTGCGGCAGTCTTTGGAGAGTTCAGATAGATTGGTTGCTCAATAACAATATGATTTAAAGATTTAAACTTGTCAAAGAACGCCCGTGTTTTGTGTGCAGCATCAATAATCTTTTCATAAATATCATTTCCCTGATACTTAATCTTTCCATATCTAATAAGTTTTTCATTCTCAAAATAAGCAAAGGCAAGGCTGTTTGTGCTTGCATCAATCGTGCAAAAAGACTTTGGCTTATTATTCAAAACGCTCATAGTCTATCAACCCCTTTAACTCTTTTAGTGTTCTATTTACTTGCTTCTTATCTACAGCACAATAACTACAAAATCCTGATTCGTTATATACGCTTAGAATTGTTCCACAACCATTAGAACATCTTCTTTCTTTTTGAGCAAGTTTTTTCCTTCTTTTAATTCTATACTTCTCGCCCACCTTTTCTTTTGTTGCCAATTCACGGCACTCTGGCGAGCAATAAATCTGATAAGAAACGTTTGGCTGAAACTCCTCAGAGCACCAGTCACAGACCTTCATGCAAGGTACTCCAGAGGCTCTATTCTCTCCTCACCTGTAGGAGCGGCAGCACAAGCCTTTTGTAGTGGGCATGTTTTACACACCTTTGAATTAGACCTATAAGGCTTCTTTGGGATCTCTCCGCTTTCCCACTTAGCCCTAACCTTTCTCATCCAATCAAAGGCGTGCTCAACCCATGCTAGGCTTTCTTCATCTGCTTCTACAGGAATGGCATGTAGTTCGTGAGAGTTCTTGTTTTCATAAAGAAGTACCCCCAACTTTCTGCCAAGTATCTTCATATAGATAAGCAACTGCATAAGGTGATAGTTTGGTGGCTTCGCGTGCTTGCGGTAAGAGTAAGACTCTTCTCTCATTGTTTTGATTTCAAGAACTGGTTGTGTCTCTCCCCATTGCAGGATACCGTCAGCAAAACCAAAGATGGGTGGGTCAGAAATCATCACCTTCTTCTCTTCTTCAACCATAATACCAGCGTCTGTGATAGCCTTCTGAATGCGTGCATGAGCATCAATACCGCTTTGCATATTGGCTGATGCATAAGCATCTGCATCATCCTCAAACTCTGCACCCTCAAATGCGAGGAACCAGTACCGTGGACATGCACCATTTCCATAAACCAACGAGGACGGACTGAAAGACTTCTTCTTCTTAAATTCGGTTGTCCTATTTACCGTATATCCTTCTTCAATCTTAGAGATAAGTGCCTTAGTATCTATTGGTCCTGCTGGCTGCTTATCTAAAACCTGTTTTAAAAAATTCTTTGCCATTATTGTTTTCCTTACTCGTAGGGAATAATTGTATCACTTTAGAATGAACTTGAGTGCTGCTACTGTCTTGTCTATCTCAGAGGATGCCGTGTAATAAATGTTCTTCTTTGCTCTATCGCTCTTATCAACATTTGTCATCCAGGTTGCCTTCATTGCCATCTTTGCTGCAATTGCCTGTAGTCTAACTATCTCAACTGCTGCTACATTCGGAGGAATGTCTGGCTTCATTATTACCTTTGCAATAAACTCCAGTGCCTGAGTTAGTTCTGGATCTTGCATATAGTCTGCTATTTCATACAGACCGTTGATCTGCTCAAGAGTCGTTTGACTCATCGTTTTCTACCAACCTTTCAAACTCTGACCATTCTAGAATAGCAAGCCTTGTCTTACCATCAAGAACCAGCAGTATTGCTGGAGATTTCTTTCTGTCTACCTTCAAAGTATCTGTTACTACTTTAGCCCATACATCCTGAGTGACTGAAAAACTCTTAGAATATTCCTTAGAGTCTACAACGTAATTGTTCCAGGACATGTCTCCCTTTGTATAGTTGCGACCTGAGTTTTTGTGCAGCCTTGCACCAATTCTCTTTGCTTCTCCACGCTCGCTCATCAGTATCCCTTTCCATAAAGGTTTACCTTAGAAACATACTTGCAAGAGCACATCCATGTAAAGTCGTAGGTGTCTTTCCAAAACCTCGCCTTATCCACTTCTGACTTGCATTTATGACAAGTAAACTTACCACTGTATACAGTAAACTTACTCACCACGAACCTTCTTAAATAGTGTTTCTTGCATGTCCAGATCTTCCTTTACACCAGCAACCAACTTGTCTCTGCCTTGGAATCTTTCTCCTTCTACGGTATACCAAGCACCAGAACGCTCAACAAAACCAAGCATTTCTGCGGTGTCTACAAGATCTGCAATGGAGTCTACGCCAATATCTTCACCACGGAAGTAGAAATCGTACTCTCCTGTCTGAAAGGCTGGAGAGGTCTTAGAGAACTGAACATCCCACCTGACCTTACGACCTACCTTTTCTTCAATAATCTTGTCTCCAGAATAGACCTTACCCTTGATTGCCTGATTGTCTGATTCAGAACTAAACAACTTAATGATTGTAGATGAGTAGAATTTTACTGCCATGCCCCCTGTGGGCTGTTGTTGAGTATACATCTGACCAATATTATTTCTAGACTGACTAATAAGAATTAACAAGGTTTGATTTTCTTGATTGTTTGCATAGTTGAGCATCTTGACTGCGTTAGTCATATCTCTGGCCTCTGCACCAATCTGCTTGGTATTCTCTAGTTGCTTTAGATCTGTGCTATCCTTCTCAAAATAAATAGCAGGAAGTAGGGCAGAGATGCTATCAACTACGATTAGATCTACACCAGCCTTCATAAGGTCTGTACCAACATCTACCATATCGTTCACTGTGCGAGCGGTAGAAACAATTAGATTTTCTGTATCTACCCCCAAAGTTTGTGCCCAGTCTTGATCGAACGTCATTTCTGCATCTATCCATGCACACACCTTTCCTTCTTCCTGAGCCTTAGCGATGACTTGCAGGCAAAACGATGACTTGCCCGATGACTTATTTCCCCAAACTAGAACCTGTCTGCCATAGGGGAATCCGCCATTGAGGGCACGATTAAGGCCAACGCTTGGTGTTGCGGCAAACCTTGTACTCTCTATCTCAGATCCAAGAGAGATCTTCTTTCGTAACTTTGGATTTAAGTTTGCCAGAACTTCTTCTACGCTCATGCCAGAACTCCGTGCATTGATGGACGCTCAAGGTTCTTTTCCATCTTTGCCACTATTGCGTCTGCCAATGATCTGTTTGTATATTGTGTGGCAGAAAGGAATGCCCAAAAATCAAGAACGCGAATCACAATGTCTGCCAGTTCTTCTACAACAATGTCGTCGCCCTTCTCCTTACGCATAGCCTCTAGAACCTCAGACACCTCGCTATGAATCATTGCAAGTTGTTTTAGATGAAAGATAATGTAATCTGCATCATCCATGTTCTCATAAGACTCATAAAAGCCCTTCTTCTTTGCATGTGCGTGTAGCGTATGCGCTAGATCGTCCATGTCTCGTAAATATGTCATTCTCCTACTACCTCCTGAAATACCATGTCTTCGTCCTTTGATAGATTGTAATTAATCTTAAACGCCTTTCCTTCTTCTAGTCTTGTGTATGCCATTGCAAAGTTGCTGGGGAACACGATCATGCTCATCAATTCCCTTCCGCTATCAGCGACTACAAGGCTTGCCATGCGCTTCCCAGCCTTAGTCGTGCGAGGCTTAAAGGATAGCACATAATACTCATCCTGTCCATAAGGTAGTTGCTTGTAGTTTAAGAACCGTATAAGCGGAGAGTCGCTTTCTCGTATCTCGTCAACAGGAACTGCTTCCACAATTCTGTTAGATCCAGCAAGAATAATGTAAGTTTTGCCTGCTTCAATGCTAGTCTCTTCTTCATCAAATATTCCAATCGATCCTGTGCTATCTAGAATTTCTACTCTTGACCAACCCTTGCCACGCTTAATCCCTCTGACTACGCCCATCAAAATGAACGCACCCTTTTCATCGAAATCATCAACAGAACTAATGTATGCATGAAAGTGCTGTGGGATCTGCACGTTGAACTCTGGAAGGTTTAAATATTGATAGAGATTGTTGCGAACCCCTTCTTCATTTCTAGGATTATCTGGAAACGTTAGTGCTCCTACAGACCTTAGTGCCTCTAGTGCTCTAGAGTTTACTCCATTTCCCTTTGTAAAAGTGAACTCTTGCACTTCTGCAAAAGACTTGAAGGGCCGTGCTGCAATATATCTTTGAGCGATAGTATCAGAAATGTACTTAATTGCCGATAACCCAAAACGTATCCCCTTTCCTTCGATCTTAAAATCAGTATCAGAATCATTAATATGTGGTAGACGTAGGGGAATTCCCATACGCTTTGCCTCAATCAAATACTCTGTACGAGCATCCTTGTCCTTCTCATTCTTAAGAAGAGCAAACATAAATTCTAGTGGATAATAATACTTTAGCCATGCCGTCCAGTACGAGAGCGTTGAGTAAGCGACAGCATGAGACTTATTAAAGGAGTATCCTGCGTGGGCTTCAAAGTCGTGCCACATCTTTTCAGCAGCCGTCCCACCAAGAGGCCCAGTTGCATTCCGAATGAATAACTCTTTGAATTGATCAAACTCTTTCGCATCCTTCTTCTTGCCAATAATCTTACGGACCTTGTTTGCCTCGCCCATAGTCATGCCACCAAGGTTGGTGCAGGCAAGCATAACTTGCTCCTGATACAGAATTGTACCGTATGTATCCTCTGTAAACTCCTTCATAATTGGGCTGGCGTAGGTAATAGATTGCTTGCCTTGTTTACGAGCAATGTAGTCCTTTCCAATGGTATTCATAGCACCAGGACGGACGAGTGCATTTGAGGCTACAAGTTCATCAAACTTCTTAACACCCATCTTTACTAGAAGGTTTGTGTAAGGAGTTGCTTCACACTGAAAAACACCCTTTGTGTATCCATCACTCAGCATATTGTATACATTTGGATCTTCCATATTGACTTCAGACAGTCTTGGCCTCTTGCCAGTTCGTTCTTCAATAATGTTTAGTGTGTCATTGATAACTGTAAGAGTTTTCAGGCCAAGGGCATCGATCTTGATTAGACCAATATCTGCCGCCTCTTCCATGTCTACCGCGACAACAGGAAGCCTTCCTTCTGTTCCTGTAACATTACGAGTTTCCATTGGGGCAATCTTAGAAATGGGTGTCTTAGAGGTTACGACTCCTGCGGCATGAACACCTGTTCCACGAATTCTCCCCCTAAGTTTATCTGCATACTCTACAACCTCAGGGTACTTTTGGACAAACCATGCTGTATTCTTAGAGGTTACAAACTCTTCCCAAGTGTCTACCGTCTTCAAGGCGCGGTTAACGTCAGAGAGGGGGATATTGAAGCAACGAGAAACGTCCCTAACCACACCTTTATCCTTGAACTGCAAGAATGTGGCAATTGACGCTACATGCTTATATTGCTTTTCTAAATAATCTTTAACCTCTTCACGACGACTATCTTGAATATCACTATCAATATCAGGCCAGTCATCGCGGTCAATGTCAATGAAGCGGAAGAACAGCAGCCCATGCTTAATTGGATCAATGTCTGTGATTCCAAGTGCATAGCAAACCAAAGACCCTGCTGAAGAGCCACGCCCTGGACCAACCATGATGCCGTTCTTCTTTGCCCAGTTCAGCATATTCCTAACAACAACAAAGTATGAGGCAAAGTTCTTTTCCTTAATTACTGACAACTCTTCTTCAAGCCTATCAACATATTCTTGATTAGTATCTAGATTGTTGTCCTTAAGCCAATCTTCTGCATACTTTCTAATCTGCTTATCTGGATCTTTGTATTCAACTGGTAGCAGGTTAAGGTTTCTGTGAATAGTATATTCCTCAACCTTGTCTGCGATCTCAAGCGAGTTTGCAAACATGTCTTCTCTAAACCCACCGTTTTCTTCCATTGCCTGACGCATTTCATCACCAGATAGCAGGTGAATATCAAACTTGTTAAAACTCATCATACGATCATGACCATAAAGATAATCAAGGCGTTCCATCATATCTTCATGCTTGCGAGACTTATCGTAAGTAACATCCTTCTGCAACTTAGCATGAGTGTTGTTGATAAGCATGATCTCCTGAATAACCTTTTGATCTACCGTCGCATGATGACAGTCTGGAGTTACAACCAACTTGTGCCCCTGAGTGTCAGCAAGATCAATTAGAGCCTCGTTCATCCCTGCGACATTGTGAGGCATTACTTCCACATAAAAGTCCTCACCAAAGCGGTCAGAGAACCATTGCAGATGCCTCTTTGCTGCCGCATAGTCGTCAACCTCAATAGCCTTGTTGATTAACCCAGACATGCAAGCAGAGGTGACAATCAGACCTTCACGATACTTCTCCAGTATTTCAAAGTCAATGCGTGGCTTCTTATAGAAGCCTTCGTTCCAGGCAATCTCGTTCAACTTGCCAAGATTCTCTAGACCTTGGTCATTCTTGGCTAGGATAACAATGTGATTATAAACAAGGTCAAGTGGGGTAGTTCTTTCTGCCTTGTCTCGTTTATCAAATCTATCTGCGGTGATGTACCCTTCTACCCCCAAGATCGGCTTGATTCCCTGCTCCTTGGCTGCGCGATACATTGGCCTATGTCCAGAAAGGGTTCCGTGATCTGTGATAGCAATGGCAGACATGCCATTTTCCTTTGCCCTTGTTGCATACTCCTCAGGTGTAGCAACACCATCCATTAGGCTGTAGTGGGTATGAACGTGAAGGGGTACATAGTTATTCATTAATTAAACTTCTTCCTTTGCCAAAATAGTTTCTTGTATGGCTGGGAAAAAACACTTCCCAGTTTCTGTATGTTCTTGTGATAGTTCTTGCTGTCAGGCTCTACTACTTCCATCTCCCAATCTTCTCTCTTGAAAGGTATGACCTGTAGTATTGGCGTACCGCGATGAATTACACCCTTAAATCCTTTCTTAACAAAGAAGGCGTATGGACTTCTTGTGGCGAATTTGTCGGTATCCACTATAGCGGTTACTGAATAAAAAGGCAAGTCATTTCTGTGCATAGGATGAACAAACATTGTGCTGTATCCCTCATCTGTTCGTACCCCCCAGTATGTCTGCCACTTCAAAGCCTGCCTATGAAAATCAAACATGGACTGATATCCATTAGTCTGAATGGGATCGTGATTTGTGATAAAGTCAAACTCAGCGTCTGTGATTCTGGAGCCATCTCCGAATGTTCCAGTGTCGTACTTTATGGTATCTCCTGTGGCATCTATAAAAACATCTCCAGGAAGGTACATCGTATATCCAAACGCCATTGCATCATTTACTGCTGGGCAGTCTCTGATTGTGCCAATCTTTCTTACGCCAGACTTACCATGAATCTTTGGATCTACAAACTTTGGCATATCCTTGAACCATTTTGGAAAAGCATTGATTGCTGGCTCTGGATGTGGACAGCCTAATTCGTCAAACAGTTCTTCAAAATAAATCTTTGGCACATTAACTCCTATTGATAATGGGGGAGGGCGCAGTGCCCTCCCCCGCAACATTACCAATCAATGTTGGTTGCAGATGCTGTCGATGCTGG